CTGCATCACTTGAAGTTGCTAATTTACCACTTGCTCCAGCAATTACATAACAATTATTACCATAAGTTAATCCAGAAATTCCAGTAGTTAAAAAACTACTTGTCCTTTGCGTCCAAGTAATTGCGTCAGGCGAAGTAGCAAGTTTACCAGAATTACCAGCGGCAACATATAAATTATTTCCATGAATTACTTTTTGTATTCCAGTATTACCAAAACTACTTATTCTTGAGGTCCAGCTTTCTCCATCGCTTGATGTAGCTAATAATCCACCACTACTAACTGCTACATAACATTCATTTCCAAAAGTTAAATCTTTAATTCCAGAAGTATTTAAGCCATTTAAGCAAATGGCATGATTAGCACTTCCACCTTCATCTAAATCACCAATTCTAAAATTATTTAAATCAGAAGATAATCCAAAAATTAAATCCGCATATTTTTCTATTGCATTTGATCCATAAATAGAATTTACTGTATCTATCTCTTGTTTTAAGCCAATCACTTTATCGTCTTCAATTATTTCAAAAATACCTTTATCTATATCCTGTTCAGTATAAGTTAAACTCAAATCTGCAAAACCAATTTCTTTATTATCTGTTAAATAAAATCTTGGAAATTTAGCAATTCCATTTTCAGATAACGTAACTTTCAAAAGATATATTTTTTTATTATAATAAATATTTGTAATCCTACCTACGTATCCACCAGAACTAAAATTACCTTTTTCTCCATAAACAAAATCATAAGTTTTTCTGCCCAAATCAATATAAGATTGCTGTGTAGACATTCCAAATATGTCAAAAAAATATTTAAAATATTCATTTGGACCAATAAAATTAACTCTTTCCTTCGATTCATATCCAGTCTCAATCATTACTTTTACTAATGCGGGCAATCTAGTTCCAGCAGTTATATTTTGTATTGCAGTGCTAAAATTTGAGTCTACCGTACCAATATCATTTCCAGCAGAATCTCTTTGTTGTAACTTGTAAGAGGGAGTTTTTAAATTTGGATTATTTATATTTGAAGATACATTCGAATATAATTGATAGAATATTATAACATCAAAATTTTGATTAACTATTATATAGGCATTATCAATTACAAATATATTTTTTGTATCATAAAATCCATAGTTATATGTAACATTGTCAGAGTTTATTAAAAATATATTAATTCTATTATTAGAAATTTCTTTTTCTTCTAGAGAATTGAGTAATTTTAAATCTTTTAATGAGGCAACTTTTTCAAATAAATAAACAGAAGATGATCCAATTAATTTTCCACCCTCAAATTTTTTTAGATTTTCTTGCAAGCCAGAAATAAAAGCTACGTCTGTAATTTTCGAACCAATTTCAATAGATTGAGAATTAGTTAAATCAGAAGAAGATTTCAAAACATAATCTTCTAAAAATTGATCTAATATACTTAATTTTAATTTACCATTAGCTTCAAAATATGAAGTTTGATTATCTAAATAATGCTTATTGAACCCAATAAGATATAAATTTTTTATAACATCAATGTTTGCGACTTTTTGAGCATAAGATGTTACATTATTTTGAGAACTCCAATATCTTAAAAATGGATCAACGATATATCTTTTTATATTTGGATATAAAATATTTAAATTGTTAATTGTATCTAATCTATCCTTTAAAACTGAATTATTGATAGAATCCCAAAATTTAAAAATTGCCGCATAATCAATATAACTATTCAATATTAACGCAACAGTTGCTCTTTTTTTTAATTCACTAGCGGGAGCAGTATAATATTCGTACTTTGCAACCACTACATTTCCAGGACCATTTGCTGGCGTGGTCTCAATTTTTAAAAAAGTTGTTCCATTTCTAGCTAAAGTTTCCCTTTCAGATAAACCATAAGAATAAGAAATCGTGCCATCTATATTTTTTGATTTTAATTTTGCTTCAAAAGCATCTGGATTTCCTATATAGCCATTTATGCAAATAGATTCTTTTGTGTAACATGATTCATTTGGTACGGTCCAACATCTTAATGGACTAGATATCGTTAAATCATATCTAGCTGGCGCTGTTCCTAAACCAGCGCTACTTGGAGTAATATAAGTATCTATATTACTTATTTTTGTACATAAACCAATTGAACTTTTTATTGATGAAAAATAATTATTATTCGTAGATGTTGAATTTTTTATATTACAAAAAATATCTGCAAGATTGTCGGCTTGATCTATTATATAACCATCATTAATCGTCCCAGCAATTAAAAAATATCCAGCCTTAAGGGAATTTACAACATAATCAGTTTTTTGAACTTCCGCCCAAGTTTTAGTGCCTTTTAAGGGCGCAATCGTTTGTGCATATTTAGCTGAAGTAAATTCACTATTTTTTTGCACCATATCAACATGCGCAGTATCATATAATGCGTCTAAAGATAATGTAACGTATACCTCTTCAACATTTTCATTTGCTATATAATGAGTGATTGGAACGGCATCTTGAGAAGATCTAGATGCAGAAGTTTTATCGTATAATGAATAATTCATGTAAAGATTGCAAATTAAGTATGGGCATGCGCCTTTTGTTGTATATTCAACTGGCCAAGCTTTTACATATCTTATGTCATCAGAACTTTCTTGAACCATATAAGTTCTGGGTTGTGCATTTGCATTTGCACATAGATCTGAAAGTCTGGCAACTCCTTGGTAAAAATCAATTTCATTTTCTACATATGAAATTTCAGATTTTAATTTAAAAGGTCCAATTAATTCTTTTCCAATATTATTTTCAATTTCAATTCTATTAAAAGCCTTTAAAGGCGCTTGAATTTCAGTTCCATTTTTAAATTCCGCCTGAACTAAATTGTAATTGTATAAAGAGGGATCATTTTGATAAATAATTAAATTATTAAAATACTTTTCTAAGATATCGTCTATATTTTTAATTCCATCAATTTCACTATAAATTGACCAAATAAATAATCTTAAGTTAAAAATGTCATACTCATAAAAACTTTTTGAATTAATTAAAGTTTTTAAAAAGGTTTTTTGTCCAGCGGGAGTTAAATTTCTATTTTCCGCATAAGTTCTTGGCATTTCAAAATAATTAAAAGAAGTAAGCGAATCAGATCCAATTGAGAAATAAATATAATTTCCAAGATTTGGAATTGAGATTTTTAATGGATATCTTCCTTCAGACCCACCTTCAGTAACATCAAAAGTTTTATTTACAAAAATTTTAAATTTAGGTATTTCTATGCACGTAAGAAATATATTTTCGTTTTTAATTGGAGATAAATTAAAAGTTTTATCTAGTAAAGCTTGGACATCAAAAGATCCGCCTAATAATTTAATAAAGTTATATGCAGAATTTTTAGGATTATATGAAGTTATTTTTATTCCCGATTCAAAATTAGCATTATCTATTTGAATTTCAGAAGACCCAATAGATAGCACTCTACTAATTGAATCGACAGTATCATCTGCATTTAATATTATATTATCTGGAGCAGTGACAGATTTAGTTGCAAATGAATATTTATTATCCGCCCAAAAATCTTTCAACGCTCTTTTTAAAAAATCTATTGATATTTTTTGAGTTTTTGTTGAAGATGTTTCTTTAATTGGGGTGTCATTTAAATAAATACCTTCAAATATATTTTCTTCATATAGTTTTTTACCATTTTTATTAACTAATCCTTCAATTGGTCCATCACAGATAAGATCTATTAATTCTGCATACGAAAATGAAGAAATAGATGTTACATTTCCCATTTGCGGAGGAGCTAATACAGATGGATATTGCGTAACTGTTGGCGGTGGAGGAGGAGGTGAACTACCACCACCACCACCACCAGCTCCACTAATTATTAATTTATTTTTTTTAATTAAATGCTTCATTTTTAACTCGCTAAAAATTCAGAAAATAATGTTAAAGAATCGCTACCAATGAATTCTTCAGAATATTTTGTATTTGTTGAATAATTCAAAACTGATGAAAAAATTACAGAAGAGGATGTTTTTATTTTGCCATATCCAACAGGAATGGCTGACCCTTGTTCAGAAGTGTTGATATTATTACTGAATACGTAGCTTCTTCCAGCAGCTTCAATTGCAGCACTTGCTCCACCGACAGCAATATTTTGCTGTCCCATAGATGGGGGTGCAGCTTGTTTCATTAATGCACTCATTAAAAATGAAACTCCTAAAGAAATTGCCATATTAACCAAACCAGCAACAATTTGTCCAGCAGTTGATAAAACGACTTTATTGCCGACAGTCACAGTAAGATGCAAAGCAAATGCTACAGCTTCTCCACTTCCATATATAATTGGTAAAATATGTATTGTTTTTATATTTTTTCTTTCAATTAATTGATTTTGATTTTCAATTTTTTCATTATTCGCGATTATGCAATAATAAATTCCATTTTTACTTGAAGATAAAATTTCTTGCAAAAAGCCATTTCTGTTTGCGTCAATACCATTTAAAGCTGATAAAACGTTATTAACTTTTAATTTAAATAACTTTCCAAAAATTTGTGCTAATTTTCCATGTAAATAAATATTAGTCATAAATATTAATCTTTTCTGCATTTAATAAAATATCACTTTCTTCAACAAAAGTAATATTTGATGGATATGTTTTTACCGAAATTGCTATAATTTTTGAAGAAGTTTTAAATTTGCCATACCCTAAATCAACAATACTTCCTTGAGAAGATGTGTTTTGCTTATTGTTAAATATATAACTTTTACCTGAAGCTTCTGAAGTATAAGTAGCTCCACCAATAGATTCACTTGTTTCAGCTGGACTTGGAGGTTTTTTCATTGCCATGTAAGCAGCTTGCCCCATCGTAAACGCTGCATTTAAAAACATCATTCCCAACCCTGGCTGTCCAAGAACAAAACACACAATCGCCGCAACTACCAATATTGCTGTAACTATCCACTTCCAAGCTTTACCACTTCCACCAATTATAGGTAACATATGCAAAGTTTTTTTCTTGGAGTCAAAATAAAAGGAATAATTAAATTTATTTTTATTTAATTCGTTTATTTTTTTTCTGAATCCGTTTTTAATAGCATCTATTGCGTTTAAAGCGTCATTAATCTTTCCCAAATGAACTTTAATTGTGCTTCCAAATTCTTTTGCCAAGAAACCATATATTTTTACTGTAGTCATACTAATTCCTTTAACCTTTGTATAGTGTTTACATCATAATCTTTGTATTGAGGTTCATAAATAAAAAATTTTTCAGTGCATATTGAATATATAACAAAAGCCAAACAGCAATTTTCAGAAGTCTTTTTATCAAATTCGGAAGGTTCTTCACTACCCACCAAATGGCTATGAAAAACTGAAATAATTTTAAAATCATTTATAAATTCCAAATATTCATAAGGATCAATTGCAAAATATGAATCTGGATTTTTTGACCTATTTTGCATTTTTCTGTAAACAATTTCATTTCTATCATTTAATCCTATGAGCGCGCATAATTCCGCAAAAAGGCTGTAATCACCCTCTTTTTTTAAAAAAGATACTAAGTCTTCAGCTTTTGTAAAAATTTTATCCATTTTATTGATATTGGAACTTGTCAGTACCTGGAAATCCTCCAAAAGGCATGATTCCGTTTACTGTGTCTGAATCATTATATGCAGTTACGCCATAAAAAGAAGTGTATCGAGGTAACACAAATCTTTTTTTGCAAGCGTTTATTGTTTTTGAACATCCATCTTTTTGCCAATATTCATAAGATCTGTTTGGATTTATGAATTTTGATGAAACATGACTTTTAATACAAACAAAAAATGTTCTAGGTGGATCTTTAAAACCATTTAGATCGATATTTTCAACAAAAACTATGTCACCATCCGAATATTCTTTATCTGAAGACCACTTAAATTTCTTAATTGTATCATCATAAGTGCCATCGATAAATTGTCCAAGTGGATCTTTTAAATGATTAGTTGATGTTGGAGCTTTTGTAAAATCTGCATCATTATCTTGACATATTAAATCTCCTTGATATCCGCAGCCAGCGCCCCTATATTGCCAATAACAATATCTACCATAAATAGCCCTTGTTGCAGTTTCTAAACTTTGTAAATCGAAAGGTGTAATTAATTCAAATTGAATTATTTGCTTATTTTCGATTAATTTTTGTGATATCAGGTATCTTTCTTGAGAAATGTAAGCTAATGGATCTGGAGTTCCGAAGGGATTTTCCCCTTCATCAAAATTTACTGCATCTAAATGTTTTAAAAATAATCTAATTCTAACAAATTTACCGTTTCTAAAATCAGAATAGTCTCTTAAAATATTAGATATAGTATAATCAACGTTTGCCACAGTTACCTTTGGGCGAGGTAGTCTACCCATCAAATTAGCTTCAAAACCCTCCACTTCAATTGCTGAAGCTGAATATTCATTACCATTCCAAACAATATTTTTTAATAAATTATTTGTTCCAGAATGAAATCGATAAGGTTCTTGCTCTACATCAAAATAGAGTTCATACAGCTCAAGAATAGCTGATGGCTCCAACTCAATCAAAGATTTTCCGATTGTTTGCCTAGCTATTTTCCCTAACTCTTCTCTTGTTGCCATAGTTATTATAATTTTAAGATTGACTTTTTAACAGATGGTTTTACACTTATTATATGGGCTTCAGGAGTAAATACGACTACAGTGGAGAAAGTCAAAAAATGGGCGAATCCGCCGAGGGCATCTTCGAGGATTTGGCAAAACAAAAGAATTTAAATCCCATTAAGGCGACAACAAAGCAACAAATTTCTCACATAGACTTTATTTTAACAGCAAAAAATAATTTAAAATATCTTGTAGACGTTAAAGCGAGAAAAAAAAGCGCAAGAAGCGACAGTGGAGTCAGTGATGAATTGGTTTGGGTGGAATTTAAAAATGTTTCTGGAAACAAGGGGTGGCTTTATGGGGCAGCAGATTACATTGCCTTCGAGAGAGAAGATGATTTTATTATCGTTTCGAGACTTAATTTAATTACTCTTTGTGATCGCTTGGTCAATAAAAATTTAAAAACAACTAATTCAAAAGATGCTTTGTACAAAATCTACTCAAGAGCTGGAAGAAATGATGAAATTTCTATGATTAAAATGCGTGACATTTTGGATAATATTAAAATTACAGTATGGAACAAATCTCAGCAAATTTAAAAATAATAGGCACAAACGGCTTATTGAAGGATCTTTTAGATAAAGAATTCAAAGCTTATTCCATTGCAGCTAATGAAATAGGTTGTATTTTATGTAAGTTAAATGACGGTAGCGAGATTTATTTTAATAAAAATCCCAAAGTTGAATTCGTTGTTGAGGGCTTTACAATTGAAGGTTTGGCTCAAATAGGTTACCTCATAGGAAATATTAAAGTGCTTTTAACTAACATAAATAAATGAAAGAAATGCTATCCTATAAAGATGTAGTTCTAATTCCTAACTACTCTGAAGTAAAATCAAGAGATAATCTATCGACAGAAGTAGATTTTCTTGGAACAAAATTTAAATTGCCAGTTTTACCAGCAAATATGGCATGCACAGTAAATTTTAAATGGGCTGAAACGCTTGGCAAGCAAGGATATTTTTACATCTTGCATAGATTTTATGACTATTTTGGCAAGAGTGGAATTCGTGAATGGCTGATGGCTAAAAACAAATCAGACTTTCCTTTAAGCATTAGTGTTGGAGTAAAAGATATTGATTATGATCTGCTGCAAGATCTGGCAGAAAATGATTACAATGTTCATTTTATTACTATTGATGTTGCTCACGGACACAGTTTGCAAGTAAAGAATGTTTGTAAATTTTTTCATCAACTTCCTTGGAAAGTTAAGCCAAAACTAATCGTTGGCAATGCTGGATCAGTTTTAGGGGCAAAAGATTTAATTGAATGGGGCGCAGATGCAATTAAAGTTGGCCTCTCAATGGGTGCAGCTTGCACAACATATAATAATACTGGCGTTGGCACACCGATGTATTCAATCATTGCTGAAATTAAAGAAGCAATGGAAAATAAAATCATGCCGAACGTTCCAATTATTGCTGATGGACAAGTAAGAGAAGTGGGAGACTCCTGTAAAGCTCTCCATGCTGGAGCAGATATGGTCATGGTTGGTGGTATGTTTGCAGCTTGCTATGATAGCGCAGCCCCATTGAATGGAGACAAGAAAATCTTTTATGGTTCTGCTTCTGCAAGAAATAAAGGCGAAGACAAATATACCGAAGGAAGAGAAAGTTTGATTGATTTATCTCAAGATTCAGTAATTGATTTGTTAAAAAGATTTGAACAAGGAATTAAATCATCAATGTCATACGCTGGAGCATCATCTCCTTACGAATTGTGTAAAATGGAAGTAAGGAAAAGAGTATGACTCCCGAAACCAAAAACAAAATACAAAGAATTTTAAACTATATAGAATCTGGCTCGCAAAATGGAAATTATGCAGCCATCTCTCTATATAAGGATGGCCCCAATCAAATTAAGCAAATCACATTCGGCAAAAGCCAAACAACAGAATGGGGCAATTTAAATAAATTAATATCCTTATACGTGAAAAAAAATGGTAAATTTGCCGATGAATTAAAACCATATTTAGAAAAGATCGGTAAAGTTTCAGTAGTAAATGACGCAAATTTACTTTCTTTATTAAAGGCTTCTGGCTCTGATCCAATCATGCAGCAATCTCAAGATGAATTTTTTGATGAGCATTATTGGAAGCCTGCAGTAAAATGGTTCGAATCAAATAAATTTACTTTGCCTCTTTCCATGCTTGTGATTTATGATTCTTTTATTCATTCTGGCAGCATTTTGAGCTTTTTAAGGAATAAATTTTCCGCTTCAATTCCCTCTAAAGGTGGAGACGAAAAAGAATGGATCGTTTCCTACTTGAAGGTAAGGCATGAATGGCTGAAGAATCACTCGAATCCAATCCTCAGAAAAACAATTTATAGAACAAGAGATATGCTTGCAGCAGTAGAAAAGGAAAACTGGGATCTCAAGCAAGTTTATCACTGCAATGGCGAAAATATCGCTTGACTTTTGAAACCGCTAGATGTATTATCTGGCACATATACGAAATTTATGAATGAAGAAATCCCTACAATCAGCGAAGCAATTAACAAAGCAAACTCAGCTCAAGTAGACTGCCTTTGGGCAATCTTGAAGTATAAAGAAATTGGTATCTTGCGCAAGATCAAGTGCATGGCCGAAGTTCTTAATTTTGATCTGGATTTAGCCTGCAAGGAATTGCCTGTGAATGAAAATGGTTTTATTGTAGACTACAAAAGCCGTCATATGATTCACGACATCCTTCTAGGCAAGTCAAAGCAGCTTGCAGGAAGAAATTAAAAAATGGAAGAAAAGTCAGTTCCTCAATTTGATGATTTGGTTTCTGTCGTAAGTTACGAGATCCTTGATGGCAAGGATGAGTATGTAACTTCGTATAGCGCTGAATTAAAAAAGAATACTAATGGTCGTCTTGATGGTCTTAAAATGGCCAAAGATACTCTGAGGTATCGTCCAGATTATAGACTTTACGAGGTCTATTCTAATGGGTATAGGAAACTGATTGATTAATTTAATCGCAGGTTGGACAAGAGGTTAAGTCGTTTGGCTCATAACC